TACGTGATCGCCGATTTTGAACGTCCAGACACGGTGGCGGTCAAGGTCTACGGACACGCACGATATACGTGGCTGGTCCTGTTGCTCAATAACCTGTTTGGGGTGCTCGACTGGCCGATGAACTACGATGAGTTTCAACGATACATCATCGCGAAGTATGGCAGTCTGGATCGCGCACAAGCAGTGACGACGGAGACGGAGTATTACTTCAACGCATCACACACACATGTTACCGCGACTGCATATGCAGCACTGTCGCGACCTAATCGTGGTGTCACCCTTCCAGCGCGGTATTGTTTTACCGCAGCAGGAGCGCCGATTGACGCCGCGACCTACGACACGTTGTCCGCCGCGGAACAGGGGTCCGTGCAAACGCCCTATGAATATGAACTTGACCGGAATGAAGAAAAGCGACGTATTAAGGTTGTCAACAGTCAGTTTCTTCCGGCGATTGACCGCGAGTATCGCACACTTTTTCAGGGATAGACAATGAATAACTTTACGGGACCGCGTCAGGTTCGGCTGAAGTCATGCACCATCGGGTCACCGTTGCGTGGAGAAAACGCGTTCGATATTTCTCCCTATGTGCAGTCGATTGATATCTTTGAGAGCATCTTTCAAAATACGCTGGTCGCGCAAATTCAACTGTACGAAGCGGATGCGTTGCAAGAACTGCTTCCGATTGTGGGCGTGGAGTCAGTCTATATTGAGTTTGAAACTGATCAACCAAACTCAAACGAGACATATTCTTTTAAACAAATTTTTCGCATTCATCGGCTGATTAACCAGTCGTTTCCCAAAAATGAAGACCGCGTGTATACGCTTGAATTGGTGACGCCAGAGTTTTTCAATAGCGTAAAAATGCGAATGACCAAGCGGTATCGCGACACCACGGCTGCGGACGCGGTGCGGGATGTCTACGAACGTATTTCTCCCGAAAGCACGCGCGTGCCGCTTGAAATTGAAGCAACCCGTGATCGCATTGATGCGTTTATTCCAAACTATACACCGTTGCAAGCAATTAACTATTTAACAATGTTGTCGCGCACCGTTGATACCAACGAAAGTAACTATGTGTTTTATCAAACTCTTGATAAAATTTATTTTCGTAGTATCAAACAGATTATTGAACAGGGTCGTGCGAACGAAGAAACCGCACCGGTCTTAAAGGTCAACGCTAATCAGCTTACGGGTGCACCAACGGTTGACTTAGACGTCGCGTATAACTCCATTATTCAACTGCACCAAAACGAATCGTTTGACGTGCTTCGCGATATTTCTACGGGACTGTTGCGAACCAAAACACTGCAAATTGATTTTTTCGGGCGCACATGGAATGAAGACGACTCGCGCTATACGGAGTATTTTAAGAATACCGCGCACCTTGGCGCGCATGCGTGTTATCCCGACAACTTTGATCAAGCAGTCAGTCGCAACGTCAAGCAGTTTATTGTGCCGTCAAATATTTCAATCTCACAATCGTCGTTCGTCGAGAAAAATGGGGGTATTCAATTTGACCCATTGGTCGAAGCGATGCCGATGCGAAACCGGCAATTCAAGGCGTTGCAACGGTCCCGCACCGTTCTGCAAGTGCCGGGTCAGCCGCAAATGCGTGCAGGAAACGTCATCAACTTGGTCTATCCCACGTCGCGGGTGCTGCAACAGAATACCTCGTCAACTGGCGCAGATGTCAATGCGAGTCTTCCGCGCATTCCGACGCCGTATTACAGTGGCTTGCATCTCATCACACACGTTCGACACGCGCTGGTCAAGCGTTCGATCAGCATGATGGAATACACCGCACACGTTGAAGTAGTGCGCGACGCGCTTGGCACACGGTTGCCGTCGTTTCAAGCAAAGTCAGACACGGATGATAACTAATTGGTGGTGAGCTATGGAAATTGGTCCTCAGTCATTTCAACTCGGCCTTGATGGATTCGTATGGTGGATTGGTGTCGTTGAAGCACGCGCCACTGATCCACTGGGTGTGGGGCGCACCAAAGTGCGAATCTTCGGGTGGCATGATAAGAATGTCGATGCGGTCCCCACAAACGATTTGCCATGGGCGTATCCGTTGCTTCCCGTCACGCAGTCAAACGGGGTTCCTAACTATAAAGAGGGGGATTGGGTGATGGGATTTTTTCTTGATGCTCGTGTTGCACAGCAACCCGTCATTGTCGGCGTGCTACCGGGTATCCCCCAACAATCACGGCAACAGGCGTAACCTATGTCAGCAATTCGATTTGGATTTAGCGATGCGCGCACCAGTGCGGAGTTAATGCTCGCGCCGGGACGACCGTTGTCGGTCAGCGTCCTGAGCGGTGGGAACATTAAGCTCGGACCGTTCTCGGTTGATGCCATCGGCGCGATTAGTGCCGCAGCCGGTGCAGCAGGACTGTCCCCCGCAACCTTTACACGGTTTCGCGCCCAGCTTGAGTCCAAAGCACAAATCAAAGCTCTCGGCGCGTCGATCAATGCGTCGTTAAGTGCATACAACAGTGCAACCCAATTGATTCTTCAGGGTCAAACGACCCTGCGCGACTTGTCCGTGTTCGGTACCGCATCGCTGACCCCGAGTAGTGTAACGGGTGCGGTGACGACATTTTTTAATGTCAGCGACTTGGTGCAGCTCTCGGGACTTCCGGTCGGCGACTTTGCCTCCGTGTCCGTGCGTAGTGCGGCGTCCGCGCAATTTGCGGCGCGTGAAGCCCAGTTAACCGCGTTTGCAGGGTCGATTACCGCGGCAGCAAGTAACTTCAAATTCTTCGGCGCACAGATTAAAGAAAACTTCAATCGACAACCGCGACCCACGGACGACGAACTGGATGCTCCGAGCACGCCTGCGCTGGCACGTGGGGGCGATGCCGCAGAACAAGACACCGCACGCAAGACCAAGAAAGAGCTAGTCTCGCGCGGTATTAAAAGCGCGATTGCAAACCCCCAATCGTGGGTGCGCGATCTCGCGACATTGAAAGAACCGCTGCGGTCATTTAAGCTCAACCCCGGATTTAGTACCGCAATTAACATGGTGTTTGCGTCGGACAATGTGTCGCAACCAGCATCGAGTGAACCGCTTGCTCCCTTTAATCCGCAGTTTCCCTACAACAAGTCCACGGTCTCGGAAGCCGGGCATTTATTCGAGCTAGACGATACACCGGGCGCGACGCGCGTGCATTTGTATCATCGGTCGGGTAGCAACATCGAAATGCAGGACAACGGGGCGGTCGTGTACAAGTCCGTGGGGGGACGCTACACCGTGACGCACGGGGATGACATTGTTAAGATTGAAGGTAAGTGTCAGATTCACGTGGATAGCGATGTCTCTGTGTATGCAAAGGGGGATGTCAATATTCAAAGTGATAAGGCGGTCAACATCAATACCGCCGAAGATTTTACGGTGCACGCAAAGAATATTAACCTGCGGGCAAAACGCACCTCCACGATTGACGGCACCACTATCGACCTCCGATATGTCAAGCTCCCCGGTGTGCCCGTGCATACTGCGACCGGAATGGCGCCGCAGCTTATTGCCGGCGCACTCAAAGCGGATTATCCCGACGTGATGGCAAAGATTGCCGCACAAAAAGCGGTGGACCGCAAACTCAATACCGCGTATCGGAAGCGCGTGCTGGCAAAACTTGCGGTGCCAACTGCCGCGAGTGTCGCACAAGCGACGCGCGATGTGATGCGCGTCGTTGAATACACGCAATTCGGTTCCTTTAGTCCAAACTTCAAGTGGCCGTCGCTGAAACAACCCATTGTGGTGACGGATCCGCCGCGCACCAACCCGTTGAGCAACCCGCTCATTTACTCGACAAAATCGGATGCCGCGCGCGCGTATCGTGGTCGGCTGTTTGATACCCCCGATGAAGTCAATAACATCGAATTGTATCAAGCACACATCGACACCCGTCGCGAACTTCAAGATATCGCGGAGACGGGGATTGCGATTCCCGGTGAGAAGACCACGCCAACACTGTCACGCGTCAAGCGGACGGTGCCGCGCGCGGTCAGTTATCCAAATCGCGATGCGTTCCGGAATGTGCGCGTAAGTCCGGGGGTGCGTCTTGGAAACAGCAGTTTCACACTCGGCGATGTGGTTGACGTGTTTCACTCATCCGACGTGGCAAACTTTATCACTGACCCTGTGACGCTTAGTGATGCGTATCGCGACCCTGTTACCGGTGAAGTTACGCTTCCGCCCGAGCAGGGTGGTGCTGCAAGTGGTCCCTCTGCGCCGCTCACAAACGTTGGGTTGTCCGCGCCGGTCTTTGCGCTGCTCGAACGAATGATCGCCGCGTATCCGTTGCCACTGGGGGCCGATGAAAGTGTTGATGAATTGAGCCGCGAATGGATGGATCGCTGGACGCAACAATTGCGATACACCTTCCCGAAGGGTCATCCCGACTATCCGTGTCAGACGGAGTATGGTCATAAAAGAGCTGCACCCGACCGTCCGCGCTCCGCAGATGCGATGGCACTCAAGAACGGGTCGCAACTATTGTATTGGGACATGTTCTCTGTCGGCACGGGTCGGCTTGCAATTAGCGCAGGCTCTCGCGCCGGTGACATTTCGGACCAAACCTTTATTCCGGTGTCTCCAGTAAACCATCTGGGCGCTGAAGGTGAACCCTATACCGCGTATGGTCCGTGCCCGGGTGGTACGGATCCGTCAGACCCTGGCAGTTCGTCTGGCTGTGGTGGAGGACGAGTGCCGGGTGGGTATGACTTTCTCGGCGACTGTAGTAGTGGATGTGCAACAGGACCAGACGGTTGTGGCACCTATGCGTCGGATGACGAGTGTTTGCAGCAATCTGGTTGTCAGGGTAGTGCTCAGTAAGGTTACAGGATTATGCCTTTTATTACATCAAACGGAACCATTATCTCCGTCGGGGTCGGTTGCACCGGTCACATCGGTGTGAACGGCGCGCCGATTGCTGCGCTGGAAGCGATTCAAGCGGTCGAGGGAGAGTGTGTCGGCGGTGCGGTGCTGCTTGGTCCGAATGTCTTGCTGTATCAGCGATGCGCGCCGGGGGATGCGGACTGTCGGTTAGAAAGTATCAATCTGACGACGGAAGCGATTACGATTATCTCGGAGATTGGTGCAAGTTTTATTGTCGGTTCCGGACAAGGCGACTGGGCCGCGGGTCTTGCAGCACCATCAGGTGTGTATTATCGCGATAGTTTAGGTCGCCGCGCAGAAGGTTCGTTCGCTGCGGGACTCGGTGACGACTACACCGGGAAGTGGTGTGCAACAGTCAGTTACAGCAACGACTCGGGTATCGTCATCCTTGACAAGTACGGGAATGTGACAACCCTGACGGACGGCAGTTATAACGTCGGCGACCAAAACGCGGGACTGCCCGTGCATCTGCGAAATGACATCGCCGCGTTTGCGCGAGGCAATGCCGTGTACTTCTCCTCGGGCGAACGGTCACTGGTGCGTACGCTTGGGTTCCGACATACCGGTCGCGCACACTCGGACAACCTGTGGGTGTCGTCGTGGGACCATACCTCTGAAGCGGTCGTTGTCTGGAAGGTCGGTGACGAAGGCAACGCACTGGTCGCCGCGCGCGGAGAACGTAACTACTATCCCGACCTGCACGAATATGCGAATGGGATGCTCCTTCTTGTCACCAGTGCAGGGCAAGGCGATACCTATTCCGACCTTCAACAGTTTGTCATTGACCCCGACGCGGGCACCGTCAACGGCGTCACCGTCGCGACGGTTGATATTCGCGCGACCGAGGTGGTGACTATTCCCGTCGGCGAAGCGGTCATTCAAACGACGACGACGGAGACCGTCCAAGAAGGACCGGATCCCTTGAAAGACGACTACGTGACAACGTCAGCGCGTCCGGATCCGTTGTGGAAGATCGCCGCAAAAGGCATCACACCGCAACTGGGACTCACGGAAGATGATATTGTGTACAACCTTGCATTGCTCGCGCAAAACGTGTTGCAGCCGGTCAAGGATGTGTACCCCAATATTGTGGTGCGAAGCGGGTTCCGTCAAGTCAACAGTGGAATCAGCGCGCACGAGCGCGGACAAGCGGTGGACTTGCAGATTCAAAATCAAACACCAGAACTGCTGCTTGAGGTTGCAGACTTTATCGCGAAAGAGCTGCGGTTTGATCAATTGATTCTCAACTATAGTGAAACGCCGGCGCAGTCGTGGATTCACGTCTCGTTTGACGAACAGTCGTTGAGTCAAACCGTCAAGACCCGCGACTTTGACGATACGTTTCACGATGGACTGCACCTGATTACCCCCCTGACCGGTGAAGCTCGCGCGGCAAAACAGCGCGAGTATGAGTCGTATGTCAATGCGATTAACGCTGAGATTGCGAATCTGGAAGCCCGAGAAGAAAAACTGGCGGTCAAGACGGTCTATGCGGATGCATTAGTCGAGACCGGCAACGGCGGCACAGGATTTGATTGCGGTGCTGCGGCACCGATTCCGATGGACGAAGACGGTCTGACGGTGGTGACCCGCGTGTTTGACGCAGGACGCAACGGTCAGCCGTGGGATCTGACGAATCCCGATTATGAAGCCTACAACGGGTGCGGTCAGTTTGTGGAAGCGGTCATTGACGCCCTCCCCGGTAGTTGGGGACACCTGATGCGGGATGGCTACGCGCCGGAAGCGTTTGGACATGCGGTGGATGCGATTCTGTACAAGAGTGACACGCCGCTGTATAACGGGAAGTACTATCAACTGGTGTATATCATCGAAAGTCCCGGTCGTCCGGATGCTGCGCCGTTCTGGTTACCGACCTGCGAACCGACCGGAGATGCGGTCGCGGATGCGCCACAGGGTGGATGGTCGCGCGACCCGATTACGCAACCGACCGTAGCGCCGGGCGCGCAGTTTGGGTATGTCCGTGCGGACTTGGATGCGAACACATGGACCGCATCAACCGGCACCTCGTTGTTCAGCACAATTGACGAACCCGGATTCTCAAACGATGCGGACTACATCGAATCCGCCGAGTCTGACGGGTTGCTGACGATTCAGTTGCGTGAAGAGTACACGCTGATTGCGGAGTGGACAAAGTATCGGGTGTCCGGTGCAGAGACCTACGAGTTTACGGTCACCGAAGCGCAGTGGCGCACCGTCAGTGACTGGACGAAGCTCGCGTTGTGGTTGACTGTCAACGAGACAGAAACCGCGAAGTTTGCTTTCGGGGAATTGACCCCACCCACACACGGGTCGTTGACCTTGCGGTTGCGAATTGATATGGGTCTGTAACGACGCTAAATACTACGACTATGCCTGAACTCACCGCACAATCGACACGCCGTCGTCAATACAAGGACGTTTCGCTGACGTTTGCGAAAAATCCGGTTACCGGGGATGTTAATGCGGTGGTCGATGATGTAGCGATCAAGCGTTCTCTACGGATGCTGTTATTGTCGCGTGAAGGTGAAACGCCGTTCTATCCCAATTTTGGGTCGCGTATTCATCGTCTGTTGTTTGAACCTGCGGGTCCAGTCACTGAACTACTTCTCCAGAATGAGATTAGTGCCACGATTAAGATGTTCGAGCCGCGAGTAAATATACAAACGGTTGAGGTGCTTCGCACCAGCGATGAATTAGGGTATAACATCAATATGGTGTTTAATGTGGTCAACTCGACCGAACCCGTTACTCTTACACTCTATCTTTCTCGACTGCGATAAGCTATGGCGACACCCCCCTCACAACTCCAAATTGCGGAACTTGATTACGATCAGATTCTTGAAAATCTGGTCGAGTTCATGCGTGCAGATCCTGCGTTTTCTGATTATGATTTTACCGGTAGCGGTCTAAATCTTATCGCCCGCGTGCTTGCGTATGTAACGTTTTATAACAGTTACTACCTATCTGCCGCAACAAATGAGTCGTTTTTAGATACCGCACAATTGCGGTCCTCGGTGGTGTCGCACGCACGGATGCTTGGGTATCAGGCGCACGGACGGACCAGTGCCACCTATTCCGCGAATGTGACCGTGGTGATGAGCACGAGTACCGCAAGCACGGTGACGCTTCCGCGTAATACCAAATTTGAGTTAACGTCGAACACGTCGTATACGTTTTATAACCCCAACAGCGTATCGCTCACGCAAAACACCGCGAACACCGTGCTCTATGAGTCTACGGGTGTGGAGTTGGTTGAAGGGTCACCGGCCACCTATCGGTTTGTGGTTGACACCAACAACCCCACACAACGGTTTATTATTCCGTCCGCGAATGTAGACTTCCGACATTTTACGGTGCGTGTGCAGGACAGTGCGACCAGTGATGCGAATACGGCATTCACTCGTGCCACAAAACTAATTTCACCAAGCGCGACTGATGCTATCTATCTGGTGCAGGAAGCGTATAATGGCTATCCCGAATTTAAGTTTGGGAACGGCATTGTGGGCAAAGCCTTAGTTAGCGGCAACGTGGTAGTCGTTGATTACTACGTGAGTCGCGGTGCTGCGGGAAATAGTGTGCGTGGTCCGTTCCGTGTCGTTGGTACGCCCATCACCAATATGGTGCGTGGTGTCACCGCGACGCCCGATGCGAACACCACCCCGAGTAATGGGGGCAGCGATGCGGAAAACGTGGAAGCGGTGCGGTTTCTTGCGCCGCTCACCTACGGCGCGCAGAATCGCTGCGTGACCGCTGACGACTATAAAGCATTGGTGCTGGCGAATCACGGTGACGATATTGCCGCGATTAACGTCTTTGGTGGTGAGCAAGGCGATCCCTACGACGCGCAGGAACGTCCGACCTTCGGTCGTGTGTATATTGCCATTAAGCCGACCACGGGGCGCGTGCTGTCAGAAAAAACTGCGTCGGACATCGTTCGCTACACCATTACGCCGCGCAATGTGCTCGGCGTCATTCCGCAGATTGTTGATCCGGAGTATCTCTATATTTTGGTGCGGACGCGGGTATTGTATGACCAGTCGCTGACCACGCGCCGTCGTTCAGAACTTGCGACAGCGATCTCCACCAATATTGCGTCATACAGCACACAGGCGTTAGAAAAGTTTGACGCGGCGTTTCGGTTTTCTCGTTTGTCGCGAGCGATTGACGATACCGACCCTGCAATTCAGAGTTCAATTACGCGGGTCGAACTGCAACGCCGTATTTTCCCAACACTGAACACCACGAATGCGATTGTGGCAAAGTTTGGTGCACCGTTGTTTAAGAACGGAACCGACTCCGCCATCGTGCAATCCACATCACATCGGTTTGGATATACCGCTGTCGATGGCACCGCGTATACGAACTGCTGGTTGCGTGAGTCCGATGGAATCGTGCAGGTTATGAACACGCAAACCGCAACGCAATATACGTTTACTGCAACGTTGCGAAATGGAAAAGTGGTGGATCAAGTGTCGTATGTCGTTGACACCGGCGACGTGCTCCCTGCATCAACCGTGACCCGCACCATTCGTGAACTGTATGCGCGCAATCCCGGCACGGTGGTGAATCAAACACCGACGCAGGAGACCATTCGTCGCACCGTCATTGTCAACGATAATGTGGGCACATTAAATATTACAACGGGTGTCATGACGCTCTCAAATTTTGTGCCCACCAGTATCGAAAACGATGCGGATGATATTTGGATTACGGTCGTGCCGGCACAAACAGACTTGACCCCTAAACTCAATCGGTTGTTAACGATTGATCGCGACACCATTGCGGTGGAAGTGGTGGAGCAAAGTGATACCGCATCCACAACGGCGTTCTTCCAAGGCGGCATTCTTCGATAACCCGTTATGCAACCATTCACTCCCGGTCAAGACTTTCGTGCGCTGATTCGCACCGCAATTCCCGACATTGTCGAGGAAGAGTTTCCGCTCTTTGTCGAGTTTATCTCGGCATATCTGCGGTTTCTCGAACAGCCGCGCACGTTTACCTCCAAAACCATTACGCCGCAGTATGGACCCGAGCAATCGTGGGTCGTCACGGACACGGTGGGAGGTCCGCTGTACGAAGCACGCAAGCTGCTGGAGTATCGCGACAGCGACTCGACTATTGAAGATTTTCGTCAGCAATTTTTGGCGATGTTCGGGAAAAATTTTCCGTCCTACAGCTATGTCTCAACGGACTGGATGGTGCGAAGTCTTCGCGACTTCTATCGTGCGAAAGGCACCGAAGACAGTCTACGGTGGTTCTTCCGCATCTTTTTTAATGCGGATGCGGAAATTTACTATCCGCGTATTGACATCCTTCGGGCAAGCGAAGCGTCATGGTACGCGCCGTATAGTTTGAATGTGTCGGTGCCGTTGAACGCCTCGAATGGCGATCTTGCAGAATGGTATATTGGAAAACTCATTCGTTCATCCACCGCACAAGCTGTTGTGGAACGAATGACCACCTTTACGATTCGAAGTGCCGGTGTTCGCACAACGGTCAACGAACTGTTTCTAAAAAACGACACCATTGAAGGCACCTTCCTTCCGAATCAAATTATTTGGAATGACCTCGGAAATACGTCGGGTCCAGAAATTCGCACGACCATTCTTCCGGTGGTATCGAGCTTTACTGTCGTTGTGGGTGGCAGTAACTATGCGGTCGATGATACCGTGTTGGTTACCACCGTGGAAAACGCACCCGGCACGGGTGCATACGGTCACGTCACACAGGTGGCGAATGCGATCTTTGGCGGCATTACCGTCGCGAATGCGGGGTTGGGGTTTGTCAATGCAGAACCGTTAGTGTTCAGCAGTTCCTCTGGTACGGGTGCCGCAGGATATGTGTCAACCACGAATGTGAGCGGCGAGCTTCGTCTCGATTTGACGGTGGAAAGTTTGCTGGACGAAGTCACCGGGAACACTGACCCCGGTGGCTATCCTGTTGAACCCTACGACACTGAAAACATTAACTTTGATAGTGCAATTAGCACGGTGTTCGATTTGTATGACCCCAAACCGTTTATGACGCCGTGGGTCTGGACCAATGCGTCGAACACGACGGCGACGCTTGCAGAAGCATCCTTGTTTGTGAAGAGCATCTCTCCGGAAGCGTTTATTGCCAGCAACGATCTCTTCCTGTTGAGTAATGCAAACGACGCGACGACGACCTATGCGACCGCGAGTGCGACCGCAGCACCCGTTGGATATTTTGGTGGCGGTGTCTACGCGGGCAACACGTCCTTTGATGAAGGCACGACCACGCGTCTGTATCTGGCCAACATTACATCCAACACGCAGTTCACGCAGGGCAAGTATCTCAAGCAAAACTACGCAAACACGCAAGTCGGCACCGTGAGCACCGTCAGTGGCAACACGACCGTGACGGGAGCAAATACGGCATTCCGCCGCACCGCACCTGCGGGTACGCATCTCAAGATTGACCCAACGGGTACTGCGTTTGACGCGGTCGTTGCGTCCGTCGAAAGCGATACGTCACTGACGCTGCGACAGGGTGCAAGTGCGACCCGCACGGATGTTGCGTACGGCGTCTATCCGTTCGGTCTCATCAGCAACACCATTACGTGGCGCGCACAGACCGAGTATGGGACCATTGCAACAGGCGTCCTGACATCAGCAGGAAGCGGTTATACCGTTGCTCCGCCGATTACAGTGGATAGTATGGACGCCCGGGTGCAGGAGAAATTTTATTGGGAGTCGTCCAATACCACAGTTCTCGCCCAAAGCGGAACCCAGCCGCTGTTTCAGAACGCGAGCCTTCAGGTGCAAGCCGGTGATAGTCAGATTGTGCGTATTGCGGTCGATGATGGCGGTGTCGATTATCGTGACGCGTCCAAGATTGTCGTCACCGCGGTGCACGGAAACGGTCGCACCGGCAACAACGCATCTATTACAGCAGTCACCGGTGCAATCTCACAGCACGAAGGTGAGTTTACCACAACCCGTAGTTTCTTGAGTTCGAATAAACGGTTGCAGGACAGTGACTACTATAACGACTACACCTATGTGGTCAAGGTCACGGAAGCGTTTAATCGATATCGCGATTTGCTGTTGCGGCTGGTGCACCCCGCAGGATTCAATCCAAAGGGACAAGTGGTTGTACTGGATGAGGTGGACTTTAATGTGTTTGCAAATGCGGCGATCGGAAATGTGATTGTCACGTTTGCGTCATCCTCCGCCAGTCCGTCATCGTCAGCAAGTGCATCAATCAGTCCGTCGGCGTCGGTCAGTCCGTCGTCCTCAAATTCTCCGTCGGTGAGTGTGTCGGTCAGTCCGTCCGCATCAAAGAGTCCCTCGGCGTCGGTCAGTCCGTCGGCATCGGTCAGTCCGTCAGCAAGTACGTCGGGAACATCGTCGGTCTCATCGAGCACGTCGGTGTCGCGCAGCCCGTCTGCATCCGTCAGTCGGTCAGTCAGTCCGTCGTCGTCAACAAGTCCGTCGGTCAGTCCGTCCGCAAGCCCATCACTCACGACGAGCGATTCAGCCAGTCCGTCATCGTCAAAGAGTGCGTCGGCCAGTCCGTCGGCATCAAACAGTCCGTCACCGAGTGTGTCGGTTAGTCCGTCGTCGTCAACAAGTCCGTCCGCATCCGTGAGTCCGTCTGCGTCGGTCAGCCTGTCGGTCAGTCCGTCATCGTCAAAGAGTGCGTCGGTCAGTCCGTCCGCATCGAGCAGTGTGTCGGTCAGTCCGTCCGCGTCGAAGAGTCCGTCCAGTTCAGCCAGCAAGTCGGTCAGTCCGTCGGCATCGGTCAGTCCGTCCAGTTCAAGCAGTATTTCGGAGAGCCCGTCAAGTTCCGCGAGTCTCTCAAAGAGTCCGTCGGCGTCGGTCAGTCCGTCCAGTTCCGCAAGTCCGTCAATCAGTGCGTCGGTCAGCCCGTCCAGTTCCGCAAGTCCGTCGGTCAGCCCGTCGAGTTCGGTCAGTTTATCGCAGAGTCCATCCAGTTCAAGCAGTTTGTCGGTCAGTCCGTCAAGTTCCGCAAGTCTGTCGATCAGCCCGTCGGCGTCGGTCAGTCCGTCCAGTTCAAACAGTGTTTCAAAGAGTCCGTCCAGCTCCATCAGTCCGTCGGTCAGTCCGTCAAGTTCGAA